TTGGGACGTAGCAGAAGGAGCAGCCTTCAGAGAATTTAACAGAGAACTTCATGTTATCGATCCGGTGGAAGTTCCTTATAACTGGGTCAGAGTAAGAGCTTGCGATTATGGATATTCCGCCCCTTCTTGTGTTCTTTGGGGAGCTATAGATTGGGATGATAATATCTGGATATACAGAGAACTTTATATCAAAGGACACACGGGAGAACAGTTGGCAGATCTTATCTTACAGATGGAAGCAGACGATCCTAATATGTATATTGGTATTTTAGATAGGTCATGTTGGAATAAAACAGGACATGGATTAAGTGTAGCAGAGAGTATGATACGAAAAGGAGTACGATGGATTCCATCAAACTCTGATAGAGTAAATGGAAAGATAGAAGTACACAGAAGATTACAGACAGATGCATATGGTAATCCCAGACTGAGGATGTTTAATACCTGTACCAATCTTGTCAGAACACTTCCCACTCTCCCTCTTTCAAAAACAAATAGCGAAGATGTAGACACACGCACAGAAGACCATGCATATGATGCATTAAGGTATATGGTAATGAACAGACAGACATCAGCTTCTCTTCATAATTTCAAGTTCCATACCGATTCTGCACCTGCAATGGAAGACTCTGTCTTTGGATATTAGGAGAAATTAATGGCTGCTGTTACAGGAACTATCGCAATAGCTCTTATTATTATTAGAGGAACTTCTTATGCTATGAGCTTAGCAAGAGCTCAGAGATTAGTAGCTACTGGAGGTTCTATTGTATCTGTTATAAATAAGGTTAAAGGAACTAAACCTAATTTACGTTTATTTAGAAAAAAGGATGGATCACCCACACAAGCAGCTATGAAAGGAAGTAATCATTCAGCCGTAACAAATTCTTCTGAAGCAACCGCTTTCTTTGCAAGAGTAGCAACAGGGAGGGGGGGTCTTACTAATACTCAAATAGATATTATGCAACAATATGCAAGAGGTATATATAATAATCCTATTGCAAGAAAAGCATTAATAGCATCAGGAATGTCTGCTGCTGCTGTTGGTCTTATTTTAAAAGATATTGATAATACCGTAGAAAAACTTAATCAATATCCTGTAGAACCTATGGCTATGAGAGATTCTATATATCAACAAGTTCCATCAAGAGATATGCGTCAAGATATGCCCACACGAGAAGAATGGGAGCAATCACTACAAGATAGAAATCGTTACGTACCCACTGAAAGAACTGCAAAATCTTCCATATATCAACAAGTTCCACAAAGAGATTTACGTCAACAAGTACTAACAGAGGGTGATAGGACTCGTTTCAGACCTAGTGATGAAGTTAGAACTGCAAGACCTTCCATATATCAACAAGTTCGACAAGGAATTCCAAGTCAAGAAGTAGTAAGAGATACGGATAGGACTCGTTTCAGACCTAGTAATCTTGACGACTATCCTGAAGAACCTGTTACTAGTAGACCTTCTATGTTTCGAGATGCTCGGGGAAACTTACGTCAAGAAGTACCAATAGAGGGTGATAGGACTCGTTTCAGACCTACTGCTACCGATGACTATGGTTATCCTGATCAACCTCTTCCATCTAATATATATAAAGATGTTCGATCCAATCAACCTAGGCAAACTATGTTAACATTTGAACAATGGAAGAAAGCTAAAGAAGGTAGAAAGTATAGTAGAATTAGTGATGAATCTAGGAGATTGGCTGATCCATATGCGATATATAAATCTATGTATCTTGAAGATTACCCAGAAGAACCAGCAGGAGTTATTCCTGATGAAGTTTCTAAAGTAGATCCTATACCTGAAAAAATTAAAAGAACCCCCCTTTTTCCAATATCTAGATCTAAAAAAGAAAAACCGAGAACAACTAATGGTTCTCCTTCTATGGCAGCAAAGTATCCAAAAGCCGCTCTTACTAATGACGAAATAGCTAACCAATTTGATTTACTAGCTAAACTACGAAGAGATGAAATACAAAAAACAGGCGATCTAACTGTAGTATGGCACGGAAAGGAATATGGTGGAGGTAGAAAGTCAGAAGGTGATTCAAGAAAACTACTAGAAGATATTAACGAATATAATAAAGGTAGACCTAGACCTGAAGACCCCGTTATGGGATTTGTTAAAAATGTAGCAGAGAATATTTCTTCTGCTGCTAAAAAGTTTTCTGAAGGAGTAAACAAGAAGGGAGGTGGTCGAGTATCTAACCGCCCTAAGTCTTATCAAACTATAAAAATTACGAAACAGTATGCTAATGGCGGTTCTATTCGTAAACCTAAAAGAATTAAATAAAGGAGAAATTAATGCCCTATATGAAACCCTATACTGCTAAAGACTTTGAAGGTATGGCTGAAAAGCAAGGTCAGATGAGTCCCGTACCTGATGGTAAGCTTTATCGTGAAGCAATGGAAAAAGATATCATGGGTCCGACTGATGTAAATTTTAAACAGTCTGCCGATGTTCCATCTGAATCTGGTAAGAAGATGATGACTGCTAATTTCATGAAAGAAGATAACTCAATTTATGGCTGAAGAAGAAACTCCTGAAGTTGTAGAGGTAGAAGCAGAAGAACTTCCCGGACTTATAGGATTTATCAAGAGTAAGTTTCTTGATGCTGAGACCGGTCGTCTTTCAGATGAAAGGAGATGGTTATCTGCATATAAAAATTATAGAGGTATCAATGATACTTCTTCCACCTATAGGTCTTCGGAGAAGTCTAAAGTATTTGTAAGACTTACTAAGGTAAAAGTTCTTGCAGCTTTTGGACAAATCTCTGATATTCTATTTGCTAATAATAAATTCCCTATCACAGTTTCAAATACACCTATTCCAGAAGGAATAGCTGAGTTTGCTCATCTGGCAACCCCAGAAGAACAAATGGTTATGGAACAAGCAAGAGATGTTCCACTATCTCAACTTGATGACTTCTTAGGTGGGTTGAAAGAAAAGTATGCGGGTGCTTCTAATCTAAAGGAAGGACCAAGTGTTATTCCGGGTTCTCCACAGATTGAGCCAGCCGCTATCGCTGCTCGTAATATGGAGAAGCAAATACATGATCAGTTAATAAATTCAAATGCTACGAATGTTCTTCGTCATGCAATCTTCGAGTCGGCCCTTCTAGGTACAGGTATCATTAAAGGGCCGTTTAACTATGAGAAGATTGTAAATAATTGGCAGATGGTAGAAGGTGAGAAGATATTTGATCCTTATACTAAACTTATTCCTAAAGTAGAAGCTGTATCTTGTTGGAATTTCTATCCTGATCCTTCAGCTACGAATATTGAAGATGCTGAATATATCATACAAAGACATCGTTATAACAGAGAACAACTCAGAGATCTCTCTTCTCGTCCATTCTTTGATGAAGAAGCTATTGAAGTAGCTCTTGAGCATGGTCCTCAATATGAGGAGAGATATTTTGAGAATACCATCTATTCAGAAGATGAAGATCCACTTTATGCAGAGAATAGATATGAAGTATTTGAATATTGGGGTACATTAGATCTATACCTCGCTCATGAGATTGGTCTTGATCTTCCAGATAGTGTTTCTAATCTAGATTCTGTACAGATTAATGCATGGATTGTCAACGATAATATTATTCGTTGTGTACTGAATCCCTTCATGCCAGCCCGAATACCTTATCAGGCTTTCCCATATGAGCTTAATCCTTACCAATTCTTTGGTGTGGGTGTGGCAGAAAACATGGATGATGCACAGCTTCTCATGAACGGTCACATGAGAATGGCTATTGATAATCTAGCTCTTGCTGGTAACATGGTATTTGATATTGATGAGACACAGCTTGTACCCGAACAAAACATGGAAGTCTATCCGGGTAAAATCTTCAGACGCCAATCTGGTGTTACTGGAACAGCCGTTAACGGTCTTAAATTCCCCAACACGGCTCCTGAAAATCTACAGATGTATCAGGCTGCACGACAACTTGCAGATGAAGAAACAGGTATCCCCTCTATTACGCATGGTCAGACAGGTGTAACAGGAACGGGTCGTACTGCTTCTGGTTTGTCCATGATCATGGGATCAGCAGGGCTGTCTATTAAGACTGTTATAAAGAACATAGATGATTTTCTCTTACGACCTTTAGGGGAATCATTCTTTCAATGGAACATGCAATTTAATGATGACAATGCTGAGATCATAGGTGATCTAGAGATTAAACCTAAAGGTGTTGCATCAGTAATGCAGAAGGAAGTTAGAACTCAGAGATTAATAACCTTACTACAAACTATTGCTAATCCTATGCTTGCTCCCTTTATCAAGATTCCTAATCTTGTGAGAGAACTAGCAATTTCTCAAGACATTGATCCTGATCAGCTTGTTAATAATACCGATGAAGCAGCAATCTTTGCAGATATCCTAAGAGGTTTAAATGAATCCCAAAATAGCACGGAAGCTCCACCCGCTAGTCAACAGCCCAGACCTATGGGAACCAATGGAAGCGTACCTGTTGGAGCAAATCCAATGGACCCATCAGGCGTTGGGGGTGGAAATATCGGAGTTGGAGTTCCGCCGATTGCAGGGGAAGCTGGCTTTACTGGAAACGATCAAGAACCTCAAGAACGTGGTTAAATCTACCCTATCAAATAATGATATATTAAGAAAGCAAGATAAATACAATGAGTGATATTGTCCAAGACTTACAAGAATTTATACTAGCTAATTTAGATACTGCTTCTCCAAGCATGGTACAGATAATTACTGAGCAGATTATTGAACAAGGAAAAGTAAATTATCAAGG